TGCCGGGTCTGCCATTCGCGTCACGGTTTGCGTTCCAACTCCAGGCGCAGTCCATAGGAGGGCATCGCCTTGAGGTCATTCGGGGAACTAAAACCCGCGCGCACAGTTCCGCACACGTTGTCAGCCGTAACCCCTGGGGGTCTGATGTCACATAACCGCGTACCTAACGAACTGAAGCGAAAAAGAGGGACACTGCGCCGGGACCGGCTGCCTACGCCGATTGCGGTGGCGCTTGACCTCCCGGCTCTCCCTTCTTCAACGCTTGACTCTCCTCCTGAGCACTTAGGCGAACCGGGGCGCACGCTGTGGCGTCGGATCGCACAGCACTGCAGTAGTTGGCTCGCAGAGTCGGACCTTGATGCGCTTCGCCTGTTGGCTGAGTGCGCGGACCGGCGCGGCGAACTGATGGCGCGACTCGCTAATGATGGCTGGGTCTTGTACACCGACAAGGGCTACGCCTACCAACACCCTGCAGCCGGGATGCTGCTGCAGACAGAGACGGAGATGCGCAAATGGATGGCGTTATTGGGTCTGACACCGGCAGACAGAAGTCGGCTGGGAGTCGCGGAGGTGAAGGCGCGATCGGCGCTGGAGGAGTTGGCAAGTCGCCGGCGCGAGCACCTGGCAAGGGTAGGTCGCGGCTAGTCGTACCGCACTGGCAGTCGCAGGTCGCTGATGGCGACCTCGTTCGCGGCGATGGCGAGTTGGTGCGCGAGTTCCTCGCGCAGAAGGCTAAAATCACCAAGGACAGCGTAGCCGGTCCCGCAGGCGAGCCGCTTGTGTTGCGACCGTGGCAGTCTGCACTCGTTGACCGGGTATTCTCGCGCCGGCAGGACGGCAGGCGCAAGCACCGCGTGTATCTGGTCGGTATGGCGCGCAAAAATGGCAAGACCGCGCTCGCTGCTGGTATCGCGCTCTACGGTCTGACGATGGAGGGCGAGGGTGGAGAAGTCTACTCGTGCGCTGCAGACAAGGACCAAAGCAAACTCGTATTCAGCGCCGCGCGCCGAATGGTTGAGATGGACAGCGAGTTGAGCAACCGGTGCCGGTTGTTCCGCGATTCCATTGAGGACAAAATCACCGGCAGCGTGTACCGCGCTCTCTCGTCAGAAGCCTATACTAAGGAAGGTCTGTCGCCAACGCTGGTCGTCTACGACGAACTGCACGCAGCGCCAAACCGCGACCTGTTTGACACGATGAGCCTTTCAATGGGCGCGCGACCGGAGGCGCTGATGCTGTGCGTCACCACCGCCGGAGTACGCAGCGACTCAACCGGTCAGGACTCTGTTGCGTTCGCACTGTACCAGTACGGCAAGCGCGTCTCAACTGGCGAAGTTGAGGACCCTTCGTTCGGCTTCTCTTGGTGGGAAGCAGAGGAGTCTCTCGCAGTTGGCGAACCAGCAGCCTGGGAGCAGGCGAATCCAGGGCTTGGCGACATTCTTGACCCGGAGGACTTGGCGAGTGCGCTGTTGCGAACGCCAGAGCCAGAGTTCGCTACGAAGCGACTGAACAGGTTCGTGTCGTCTGCCACTGCGTGGCTACCTCACGGCTCCTTCGCCGCGACCGGCTCAACTCGCACGCTGACCAAGGAAGAGAAAATCGTGGTCGCGTTTGACGGCTCTTTCTCCAACGACAGTACCGCCATTGTAGCATGCTCGCTTGATGGACACGTTGAACTGTTCGCGATCTGGGAGCGCCGGATGGACGACCCGCACTACGAGGTGCCGATTGCAGAAGTTGAGCAGCGGATGCGCGAGGTGTGTTCACAGTACAACGTTGTTGAAATCGCCGCAGATCCGTACCGGTGGGCGCGCACGCTGCAGGCGTGGGAGTCTGAAGGGCTGCCGGTCGTGATATACCCGCAGAATCCGGCGCGTATGGTACCAGCGTGCGCAGCCTTCTACTCTGCTGTTACGCAGGGGATGCTAACGCACAACGAGAACGCGACGCTCGCGCGACACTTAGGCAACTGCGTTATCAAGGTGGACCGGTTCGGACCGCGCGTCGTCAAGGAGCATCGCGGGTCGCCTCGCAAGATTGATGCCGGCGTCTGTGCTATTATTGCGTTTGATCGTGCGCGCTACCACGCGCAGTCGCCAGCAGGACCGAAAGGAGCGGAGTTCATATCCCTATGAAGTCAACAATCTTTGAACTTATCGGATTCGTGATGGTCGTCGCCGGATTGATGGCGGTGCACCCTGCGCTGCTCGTCGCCGCTGCCGGCGCTGTTATTGTCGCATTCGGCTACACCACCGGGGGGATTGAATGAGCGTACTGCGCAGGCTTTTTAGTGGCGAGCAGCGTTCTCTAACGCTGCAGAACCTCACACCTCTCGCGTTTGATCGTGTGCCTTTCTTTGGCGAGCGCAACGTTGAGAGCCAGCGCGTTCTTGGTTTGACTGCCGCCTACGCGTCCGTTCGCCTGCTCGCTGACGTCATCTCGTCGTTCCCGGTTGACGCGTACACGCGCATCGGTGGCGTGCGAAAGCCGTACCGTCCGGCTGGCGACAAACCGGCGTGGTTGGTTTACCCGCTTCCGTCTGAGCCTACCTACACGTTCAACCAGTTGGTGAGCGAGACCGTTGTTTCGTTGTTCGTTGATGGCAACGCCTTCCTATACGCGCCGCGCGACCAAGCCGGCACCGTGCTTGAAGTGCGCGTGCTAGACCCGCGTCGTGTTGAGATCTTCCGTGACGGACGCGCAGTCAAGTACAAGGTGAAGCAAGACGACCGCGGCGATGCGATTGTGTTCGGGCAGGACACGATCCTGCATATTCCGCTCGTAGCGATGCCGGGCGAACTTCGCGGACTCAATCCGGTGCAGCAGTTGCGCTCGTCGCTGGCTCTTGGTCTCACGTTGGAGGACTACGCTAGTAACTTCTTCCGCACTGGCAGCACGCCATCCGGAGTCATTGAGGTGCCGCACGACCTGACCAAAGACCAGGCTGACGCACTCAAGTCCGGCTGGCAGAGGCACCACACCGGTCAGAATATGCACACGCCTGGCGTGCTCACCGGTGGTGCGTCGTTCAAGCCGTTGGCATTCGTACCTGAGGACGCGCAGTTGTTGGCGTCGCGCCAGTTCACTACTGAGGAAATCGCGCGAATGTTCAGAATCCCGCCGAACTTGATCGGCGTGATGACTCCCGGCGCAGTGTCGTACGCGTCTGTTGAGCAGACGAACCTGGCTTTCGTTCAGTACACACTTCGTCCACTCGTTGAGATGGTTGAGCGACCGCTATCAACGCTGTTGCTCCCGCCGGATGCGTTCGTCAAGTTCTCAATGGATTCGCTCTTGCGAGGCACGACGCGCGACCGGTATGAGACTTTCCGCATCGGGCTGCAGGAGGGTTGGCTCTCTGTCAACGACATTCGCAAGATGGAAGACCAGACACCGCTAGACGACGGCGATTCGTACCGAATGCCGTTGAACGAAGCAGACGCGCCTACCGCGCTGTTGCGCGTGCAGACTGAAATCGCCGGCTCGTTGGTGCGGTCCGGGTACGACCCTGCTGAAGCGGCGTCGGTTGCCGGTCTGCCTCCAATCTCGCACTCTGGTCTGGCGCCTACGACGATGGTTGACCAGCAGCCGGCTGCACAGCCGGCGCAAGCGGACCAGGTTGCACCGCAGTGACGTTCCGCGCTGTTGAGTTGACCATCGGCACGACCGCAGTCGCGATTGCTACTGCTACGGCTAAAAACGTGCACGAGATCACGCTAAGCAACGACTACAATAAAACGATCTACGTTGGTGGACCGGACGTCGCGATCGGTGGCGGGTTTTCAGTCCAGAAAAACGTGCCTGTGGTCGTTAGGATCGCCAATGGTGACGTGCTCTACGCGATCACCAACACCGGCACCTCTGACCTGCACGTCTACGACTTTCAGGTAGACCCCTAATGCCGTACGAAATCAAGCACGACACTGAAGCGTGCTCCACGTTCGGCGTGTACAAGCAAGACACCGGCGAACTCGTGCCAGGTGGTTGTCACGAAACTGAAGGCGAAGCGCTTGACCATCTCGCTGCTTTGCATATTGCAACCGAAGGCGAGCGCACCGGCGCCGCAACTGAGAAGGAGATTCGTATGGCGATTGAATACAGGCAGACGAAAACCGAAATCCGCGCCAGTGCAGACGGTCACACGTTTGAAGGCTACGCCGCTCTTTTTGATTCTGAGTCGGACGGTCTTGGGTTCCGCGAGGTGATCCGGTCTGGAGCCTTCACCAAGTCCGTTGCCGCTGCTTCGCGCGGTGAGTGGGAAGTGAAGGCACTGCAGGACCACCGTGGCGAGTTGTTCTTAGGCTCAACACGGACCGGCACCCTCACACTAGAGGAGGACGATCGCGGCTTGAAGGTGCGCGTGGCGCTCAACCCGGAGGTGTCTTTCGCCTCTGATCTCGCCGCTATGCTGAAGCGCGACGGTGCGGCTATGGGAATGTCGTTCGGTTTTTCAGTGCCGGCAAAGGGCGAGCGGTACGTTGAGGACGGCGCTCTGCGCGAACTCACCAACGTCCGACTGCACGAGGTTTCAGTGCTCACCGGCAACGAACCAGCCTACCCCGCGACGATTGGTCTTGGTGCTGTGCGCGCTCTGTCTGAGCGCACCGGCGTTGAGGCTGGGCGCCTAACCCGCGCCATTGATGGACTACTGCACGGACAAGTAGACAACGCAACAGCCGACACGCTTGACCTCGCGATGCGCAAGGTCGCACCGGAGGTGCGCAGCCCTTGGGTCGCAGCCGGCGACGAGTCGTTGCCTGTCAATGAAACGGTAGAGTGGGACGCAGCCGCAGCAGCGGAGCGCGTGTTCACCCTCGCCGGTTTTGACGGCGAAGCGCCAAACACGTCGCTCGCGGCGCGCGCCTTCCTGGTGCACGATGCCGGCGCGCCGGAGGTGCGCGGTTCGTACAAACTTGGATTCGCGGACGTTGTTGATGATACGCTCGTCGCGATTCGCAGTGGCTTGATCGCCGCTGCGTCTCGCCTTGAGCAGGAGGAAATCCCGGACGCGGCTAAGGTTGCTGTTATGGACATCCTTGACGAATACGCACCTGAGGACCCGGCTGAAAACGCGTCGCGTTCGGTGCCGGTGTCAGTGCGCGAGCGACAACTGGAGTTGCTGCGCAGACGGATTGAATAAAAAAGCACTCCGCGATGGCAAACGCACGAGGGTCCTGACGGACACCACTGCGCGAGTACAACCGGATCGCTGTTGGTAAAAAAATAGAGAAGGAGAACACAATGAGTGAAATCGCAAGGGCGCTGCACGAGCAGTACCGACGCGAGTGGGAAGAGGCTAAGAACCTCCTCACGCGCGCGGCTGACGAGAAGCGCGAACTGTCTGCTGACGAAGAGTCGCAGTGGAACAAGTTGAACGAGTCAATGACTGCTCGCAAGTCCAAGATTGACTCAGTTGCTGACGCTGAAGAGCGGTCGGCAAAGATTGACGCGCTCGCGGAGCGCGCACTCAAGGTAGAGAACGCAGTCAAGGCTGATAACGATGGGGACGTTCTCCGCGCTATCGCCACAGGCGAGCGACGCCGCGCGCAGTTTGAGATTCGTGCTATGGCTAGCACGTCCTCAACGGTGCCGGTCACGTTCGCTGACTTCGTAGTAACCGCTTTGACAGAGGGTAACCCTGTCTACGCTGGTGCAACGAAGTTGCGAACTTCGTCAGGTGAGCAGATCACGATTCCTCGTGTGACGGCTAACCAGACGGCGGCGTTCGTTTCAGAGGGATCAAGCATCTCTCCTGCAGATCCGACGATCAGCAGCATCACGCTCTACGCGAACAAGATTGCTAGCCTGACGCTCCTTAGCGCCGAACTGGTGCGGGACTCCGGCTTTGACATTCTTAGCACCGTCGGCACTCAAGCCGGCGCGCAGATCGCGTACGTAGCAGGTTCGGCGTGCACCATCGGAACTGGCACAGTATTGCCAACCGGTTTCGTGCAGGCTGCTACCGGCTTGAGCACCGCAACTAAGTCCGGCACTGTCACGGCGACCTTCTGGGACGCCATTGACTTGACGACGCTCCTGTACTCGCTGGCGCCAAGTTATCGCAATAACAATACGGCTTTCCACGCGAGCACTTCAGCGGTCAGCAAGTTGCGCAAGTTGCAGGACCTGAACGGTCAGTTCATCTTCCAGCCAGCACTCGCTGCAGGGCAGCCAGATATGCTGCTTGGTTACCGTCTCGTAGAGAACGTGCATATGGCTGCGGTCGCTTCGGCGTCCAAGTCCGTTGCGATTCTCCACGAGCCGTCGTATTACATCCGCGAGTTGCCGATTGAGGTTGCGTCCTCAACCGACTACCTGTTCAACACGAACCAGGTAGCGATTCGCACGTTGTACCCGGTTGATGGAAACATCCCGGACCTCAACGCAGTGAAGGTGCTCGTGTCCGCAACGGCGTAAGCCAACGGACCTAGTTAGTTCACGCAGCGCCGGCGATCCTCACGGCTCGCCGGCGCTGCAAATAGAAGGAGGCAGGAAATGAGAATCGGAGTCACGACTAATGCTTTCTGGGCGCCGACCGGCTACGGACAGCAAGCGAATGAGTTGCTGCCAAAACTGAAGGACGCAGGTCACGAGGTCGCTTTGATGGCGAACTACGGACTCGCCGGCACCACACTTGAGTTCAACGGTATCCCGGTGATGGGGCAGGGGATGGACGCCTACAGCAACGACCTGACGCCGGCGCAGATCGCCTGGTGGATCGCGCAGAACCCGGATCAGGTCGGTCTTGGGATCACGCTCTACGACGTCTGGGTGTACAAGTCTCCACAGTGGGACACGATCCCGATTGCGTCCTGGGTCCCGGTTGATCACAGCGTCGTACCGGTTGAAGTTGTTGACTGGTTCAAGCGAGGCACTGACGCTGGTAAGTGGGCGATCGCTATGAGCAAGTTTGGAGAGCACGAACTGCTAACCGCCGGCGTGCCGCGCGAGAGGCTTTTTTACGCGCCGCACTCAGTGAACACGCAGGTGTTCAAGCCGACAGAATCAAAAATCCGCGAGGAGATGGGCGTACCGGCTGATGCGCACCTGACGATGATAAACTCAGCGAATAAAGGCGTGACACCGGTCCGAAAGTGTTGGGCTGAGATGCTCCTCGCTTGGTCACAGTTCGCGCAGAAGCACGACGACGCTTGGCTCTACATCCACACAGAGACCTTTGGTCTCGCTTCTGGTGTTCGCATTGAGAGGCTGCTGCAGGCAGTGAAGGCACCTATGGACCGCGTGCGCGTGGTCCCGCAGTTTGAGTACCGGCAGGGTCTGCCGGCGCAGGTGCTGGCGAAGTT